TTTTATTTAAGACAAGACAAGCTGCCTTACACGTTAGGGCAGCTCATAGAGCAGTTAAAGGGGTTAGAAGAAACATTGGGATCTAATTGTGAAGTTCAAGTACAAAGCCATTCACAGGTTCAACGCTTTGAGGTTGTATATATGATTGGTGTAACTCATATCCCACCAATGTTTGAAAGCCCAGCAAAAGATGTAGTATTTTTAGGGACTCTAACAGATGTTAAGTGGGCTAGATGGTATGAAGAAAATAAAGATAAAGGTATGGAGGCGAAACCAAATGAAAGAATTTAAATTAGATCCCGGTGTTATATTATATGCCTTTGTCATAGGCTGTTTAATATCTGCTTTGTTTCTGTGGGCTACAGGTAGCTTTGCAGCTGAGCCGAAGTATCAAGGGCAATCTAGTAGGCATAATGAATTGAATGATGTTATAGGTGAAGAATGATACCTAAGTTTAGAGTATGGCATAAACAATTTAAACTGATGAAGCGTGTGCGCAGACTTGACTTAGATTATGATCGCGTGTTTGTAGCCATCGATAGTTCCAAGCGTCAAAAAACAGATCTCAATAGAGAGCCTTGGAATTTTAATAACATAACCCTAATGCAATATACTGGGATGTGTGATGTAGATGGAAAGGAAATATACCAAGGGGATATGATTGGGGCTGATGGTAAGATTATTGATTGTATTTGGAATTTTTTAAATGAATGTAAATCTATGCTAGATATTCCAAAACATACATGGGTAGTTGGTTCTTTAACGAATAAAAGTTGGCATATAAGCCAACGTAGGCTTCTTAAAATAGGATGCACTTTTAAAAATGATACTTAAACTACAAGCTAATCTATTAAAACAAAAGCTTAAAGGTGCAGCCGATGATATGGATCCAATAGCATACAATGGCATGTATCATCCCTCAGATGTAGAAGCCATAATAGATTCACTCACCATTGCAGATTCAGATACTCAAAAGCTCAGGCAACTAAGAGCTATGATTACCTATCAGTTAGGTGAGGTAGAACAGGAAGGGAACAGTAGCGAGAAACCACGATGATTAAAAAAGTCTATTGGTATTGTCCTAGATGTGATCATGCTACACATGATATGCCAATGAGTACAAGATGTTTGGCATGCGGACATGATAGTATGCTTGATGATTATCAAGAAGCATTAAAGTACGAACTAGCTATTAGAATTGCAGAGGAAGCAAAGAAAGATGAAACTCCCTGAAAAATACAACCTTTATAAATGCAATCAGATAATGGATGAATTAGAAACTGATGTAATGATTCTAAAAGTAAAACATAATAGTTATTCGGTCGAAGAAGTATGTCAAGCCAACATAAAGAAGCTAAAGAAGATAGAAGCAAAGATTACTCATTTGCTATTAGCTATGGAAGAAATAGGAAAGTTAAGGGAGCAACGATAATGTGGTTACTAATCATGATTGTATTGTACGGTGATAACGGTGTACACATGCGTTATCATTTCTATGAAGGTGAAGTAAGTTGTAATGCAGCAGCAAAACAATTTGTTTTAAATGGCACAAGAGACTATAAATTAAGGGCTTTTTGTATCAGAGGGGATGATTGATTGTTAGAGGATGATATTGTAATGATGCAAGCTGCTTACCGAGAAGTAGGTGAGCTTGTAAAATGGTTTAACAGAAACAATCCTTTTGAAGGTGGCTGGAATTCTGAGGAAGCTTTAGGGAAGTCACAAGAATTTAAAGATGTATGCAATAGATTTGAAAAGCTAACGAAGAAAGTTGAGAAAGGAATGTCCATGTTAAGCGAGGACACACGAAAATATTTGATAGATAAATATGCAGGGAAAAACAAATGAAATTTATACAAGTTAATAATGATCTAGTCAACCTAGCAAACGTAACAAACATCCAGCTTAATGGGATGGAGATAACTATTTTCTATACGAGTGGAGCTGGAACTAGAATCATGCACGATGATATCAAACAAGCCATGATTAGATTCTCCCAGATTAAATTAGAGATTGATGGTCAACCACAAACAATTAAAAAGGCTGTGAAGAAATGAGTAAGTATATATTAATTGAAGCAGTCTACATGAGTGATGCTCTAAGCTCTGATGTATTAATCAATCTTGATAATGTATGTGCGGTTATCAAGGGAAAGGTTAATCAATATCCGGCATTGATTATAGATACCGGCACGCATGTAAGGCCAGTAGGTTTTGCAAGTGTGGAGTCCAGGGATGATCACTTCGAATGGATGAAAGAATTAACCCAGGCTATCCGCAAGCCTATGATTATGAAGATTGCACACCAATGATAATACCAGGGCCAAACATAGGCGCAATAGTTGAATGGAACCAAGAGAGCTGGACTATCAAACGCTTTCTTGGCGGCAAAGTATTACTCTGGCTTGATGGCAAAAGAGACAAGCAAGTCTGGGTTAATGCTAAGTTCATCGCTGACATCTGGAAGATACAAGAAGAAGCCAGACAATTAGCTATTGAGAAGGCTAATGATAAGCCAACGACTTAAAGTTTTCTTTTTGTTTTTATGCCTTCCTTTCAATCTTTTAGCCTATCAAGACTCAGTGCGTCTGATAGGCGATGCCTTGCAAATCCTCAATCCTATCACGGCTTTAGTCATTACAAGCCAGTCTAACAAAGATAATGAGTTCCTATTGACTTACCTAGAAACCATGGCATGTGTTGGCATTGGCAAATGGGCTGGCAATCGGTGGCATTATCCAGGTAGTCAGAGGCCAGACCAAATTAGCTATCGAGGGATGCCATCTGGTCATACAGCGAGTGCATGGATTGCAGCGAGCTACACGAGGAACCCATGGCTATATGCTACGGCTGCGTATACGGGCTTTAGCCGCGTTTATTCCCGTAGGCATACGATTTGCCAGGTTCTAGCCTCTGTGTTGCTTGGTGAGGCTTTGGCTTTCATTAACGGGCGGTATAGGTTCGGGGGATTGCTCGACTTCGTTGATGTACGCTTGACGCAGTCTAGTGCAACGATCCATTTGGTCTTTTAAACTTTCTTGCTTTCGCTCTTTTTCAAAAATTTTGTTGCTCATAATAGATCTCTTTAATTTATTAAACTCTTTATTTTATAAGCTCTTTATTTCTTATAAGGAATAGGATGACGAAATGCACGCGTGCATTTTGCACGCGTGCAAAACGTACGTGTGGCTTATCTACTGGTTGTCCACAGGCTTATCCACATTTGGATCTTCGACGAGATAAAGTCCTGGATTAGCGCTTTCTTTCTCGATAGCTTTGTAAGCCCAGTCATATGTGAACTGAATGATCGTTCCATTTTTGGTCTTAAAAGTTTTTAAGTAACCCATTTCGGTTAAGTCCTTGTAAACTCTGCGCCATGCTCTTTCGCCATAGCCTAAGATTTTCTGAATATAAAATGGACGCACCGACCAGCCATTGATATGCCGTTTACTAAACAAAAATATCCAAGTCATCTTGGTTTCTATTGACCATGACGGATCATTGATTATAAAATTCGGCACGAGTGTGAAAGGATCTTGGGTTACTTCACTAATGACCTTGTCTGACATATTAAACTCCATGTAGTTAATGAAAAGAAAATGACCATACCTAAGTTATAAGCATAGATTAAGTAGTAAGAATTGTTGCGAATAAACGTGGGTGTGGTATGCTTTGAAGTATTCATAAATCGCGACCTTACTATCCCTGGTGGTTAGCCGGACAGCCAAGACACCAGGGATAAATTTCAAACAAATAAGTACCACTGTACATGCACCTACTGCACAGATCAATCACAAACTTTATTGAATTATCTAGGAAGGCTGCGCCATTAGCCATGGATGATTTGACGGTTTAACTTTTCTCTACCGAGGTAGAAGCGCAGCCATTAAAATTATAGAAGGTCTAAAGCTTTTTGCATAACCGGCTTTTCTTTTGTAGCAATAGCAAGAATAGTTTTCACTACTTCACTACGAGAGACCTTATGTTTCTTAGCCAGCTCATTCAGATGTTCAAACATCTCCGGCTTCACGCTGATGGTGAATGACTTCATCGTCTTAATCATATTTCTTTTTCCCATTGACATGTCATTGTCTTTAGTTAATAATAACACAATGACTCTAATGAACACAAGGAACGATTATGAATAAAGATACATTGATGATGAAGACTATTGACATGATTGTCTTGCACTCTAAGGCGTTGAGAATTTTACAAGATCCAACCATTCCATATCTCCAGGCTGATGGTATGATTAAAGAAATGTTTAGGCATTATATGGCAGACAGTGATGATTATTATGAGAAAGAATTGGATGAAGTATTTGAGAAGGAAGCCAAAAGTGACCTTGAAGAATTGCTTGAAGATGATAATCGTGAGCGTGCCAGGGATATGAATTTAGCATCGCAAGGGAGATAATATGAGTTTAGTTAAGAGTAGAGATCCACAAATTTGTGCAGTTGAAGCATGTGGAAAGATAATTCAACCAAGAACTGAGCATCACTATTGGCAAATGAGATCCTATTGTAATGACAAATGCCTAAAGAAAGGCAAAGAGATTATCAATGCTGAGCGTGGTATGCCTGGACAAGTAGATCATGCAGGGGATAATCATGGCTCTTAAATTTAAAACTCCAGAGATTAAACAGCAACGATTAAAGATATTAGTCTATGGTGAAATGGGTTCCGGTAAGTCCACGCTTGCTTGTAGCTTTCCAAACACCGCTTACTTTGATACTGAGGATTCAACCTCGAAGATTCAATACGCTAAAGCAATCACAGCAAATCATGGTGCGGTTATTAACACCGGTGACATGGATGAAATCATTGCTCAGGTAAAAGAGCTTGCAATTACTAAGCATAACTTTAAAACCATTGTACTTGATTCATTCACGGTAGCTTATGAGAACGCACAGGTTGAAGGTGAGAAGAAGGTCGGCACACAGTATGGAGCGCACACGGCTTATGCTGACAACAAGGCTAAGCAGTTAACCAATCTTTTATTGCGTGCAGATATGGATGTGATTGTAACTTGTCAGGCTAAACGTGAGTATGCTGTAGGTATGAAAGAAGTGATCGGGATGACATATGTTGGATACAAAAGGCTCGGCTATATTTTTGATTTGGTTTTTGAGACATCAGTACTCGGCAGAACATTTAATGCTCTTGTGCGAAAATCTAGGCTTAATTCTTTTAAGACTGGTGATGAAGTTAAGTTTAATTATACAGACATTATGGCTTTATGCGCTCAAGAAGTTAAAGATTCTGTGCCAATTCCTTTGGTGCTTGCTAGTGAAGCACAAGTGAAAGAGGTTGAACGATTGATAAAGTTACTGAATGTTTCAGAGGATGCTATTGGTAAATGGTTTGCCAAAGAGAATGTAGAATCATTTGCAGAGATGGAAGAAAAAGCTTTAGATAAATACATAGACGCAATGCACAAAAGAATAGAGGAAAAATAATGACAACGATTAAGTATGGTTATCGAGATCCAAAAGAGTTCCAAGCATTTAAAGTAATCAATGAAGGCGAAGGCAAGTTTAAAATCCTAGAGGTTAAACACGGTTACTCTAAAAGCTCTAACAAAGAACAATTTGTTTTTACTTTCAAGCTACAAGACGCACAAGGTAATCAAACTTTGTATATGAATTATATGCAATGTAATGAATACATGGCTGAAAATATATGGAGAATATGTGAAGCAGTTGGCCGTCCTGATTTGTATTCTGAGAATGGAACCAATCCAGAAGATTTAAAAGGGCTTGCTGGCATGTGTAAGATAAGAACTGAACCAAGCGATGATCCAAAGTACGACGATAAATCTGTGATCGCCAGGTTCATTCCTTACAAGCCTATGCTAGAATCTACCCTCGATCATCCTCCAACAAATGATGTTGAGTTTGATGACCAAATTCCATTTTAAATACTGGCTAACTAACATGCAGCAACATATACTAGAGACATCTAGAGCATTCGTGTTCCGTGAAATTATTACGGAGACTGGAGATGCTTTGTTTGAATGGTATCGTGTTGCTACATGTGGTAATAAGATTGAAGTAGTAGAGCTTTTATCAGAGGAAGAATTATGGGAGCGACTAGAGTATGAATAAGGATTTAATTAAACATATCATGAACACAAAGAGCATGGCCTGTGAACATGCTATGCATCCAGCAAATCATAGAACCGGTGCTGACGGCAACGTAACGGTCAGCATGTGGATGTGTACCAAGTGCATGATGTTAATCAACCATCATGACGTATGCCAGTCCTACGCAGAATTACAAGCTGAAGCTGCGGCATATAAGCTGAAGATGGATGCCGCTAAAACTCTGGAGAGCAATACTCAACCTGATAATCAATCGGTGAACTAGGTGGTGTCAAAAAGAAGCGCATATAATTCACAGCCAGATAGCGTAGAGCGTCTACCCCATGTAAGTACCATCCTTCTTGTGGCTTATCAGAGTAAGTTCCCTTTGCTTCATCATATTTGCGAGAGTATTCTCGAACGGCGCGTAGCCCCAGGGCGCACTTCGTTTTATCTATTCTTACGAGATTTAGTACGTAGCGTAGTTGCTCGATACCATCTGCGAAATTCACCTTGGGAGTCACAGCAAAAATGTATCCAGCTTGACGAGCTAACTTTAGTCGAGATTCAACTGCTTCCCACCCTTGATGTTCTTGGTCTATATCGTGCGGAGCGAAGTGAGAACCCCATCTACATCCTGTCGTTGAACGAAAGCTCTCTGCATATTCTAAAAAGTATTTCATCGGTCGTTCAGATTCTTGGAAATAATTTACAAGATGTACAAACTTACCTACTATCTGAAAGAACCAGACCGCTGTTGCATCTGACTTCCCCAGATCCCACGCAGTATGAAGTGGCAGACTGCTATCAATGGGAAGCCCCGAAACAATCCGATTCTCAGTAGACATCGTATTCATCTCACGGGTAAAATAAGCCCCCACATTACCTACCTCAAAATCTACATAAAATTCCTGACGTATACGCTCATCACTCATTCCCATAGACTTGCCTTGGTCTATCATCTCCTGCGTTATTATCCTGCTACCATCGTGCTTAAAAGTATGCTCAACATCTAATACCTGTACATGATAACGTGGATTGTCTTTGGTCTGCTCAAGCAATTCATAGCCATGATTCATACCACGCGGAGTATATTGGCTTATCTCTATGCCACCATTCTGAATGAGGATTGGTAACAGATAGCCGCGAGCTAATGGATTGTGTAGCGAGTATTCGCTATTGATTATGGTTACTGGATTGGTTCCCATATGGCTGTTGAAGTTATTGCTTCCGGCAAAGACTAGCCTTGAGCCATTGATTAGTTTAATGCTCATGCGTGCTTCGTTCTTGGATTCAATTAAAGGTTCAGGTATATAATCTAGAAATGGCATACCATCATAAGTCATTCCTTCCCAGATTACTTCGCGTGCTTGTTTTAGGATCGGCAATAAATAAATATGTGTGCCAACGCGCATCAAGCCCCGTAGAAGTAAAGCCTGCATACAAAACGCATCCTTCCCCCCACGCCGGTGAATCACATCAACGGTATTTAACCCTCTATAAATGGCACGCAAGCTGTTAAGCTGATGGGCATAAGGATTAAGCTTGAATGGTATCTTGAGATAGATATGATATGTCCTTATTTAGTGTGCAGAAATTTTAAGTATAAAGCTTCTAATCTTTTAAGTTTACGCCGCAAGATATCAGATGGTTCATAGCCTTCTTTGATGCGAACTTTTTCTATCTTGGCCTTGAGTACATCTATTGTATACGTTATAGCCCAATGGATTTCTACGTGTTCTTCTTCGGTTAGATCCATTTTAAAACCTTATCAAATCTTTCTGCTTCTGCCTATGAATATCTTCTATCTGCTTGTTAATGTATTCCTCTAGGAATCTACCAGATAACTTACCACGAAGCTCTGAGCGAAGCCATTCCCTGTACTGTGCTTCGCCTACTTCTTCGGTGATAGTCTCATCACCCATCTGCTTAAAGATTTTATACATGCTAGCCTCTGCACATTGCTTGCTGTTGTTCTCTGTATTTTTCTTGTTCAGCTTCCATTCTTTCTAGATATTGATCGTACTGTTCTCTCAAATCATTTAGAGCTGTCTTCATCTGCTGTAACTGATTACGTACCATGCTCAAGTGCATATCAAGAATACGATTGTCATCATTGATTGCATAAGAATGTAGGGCTTTTAGTAGATTAGAATGACGTTCAATATATCTGCCTTGATTAAACATGGCTTCAATAGCTGCGTCTATCTCTTTGTAAGCATCTTTAGTGGCATCGGTCATATGATTCTGTCTGTCTCTTTCGTTCATTATCGATCTTCTCCGTATACATCTGTAGCGTTCCACGCTTTAATAGCAGCTTCTTTAGTTATATAGTGTGTCGTACAAGCTGCACAGTCTTGACACTCTATGTAGTGGCCTTTAGATAAAGGATTAGTTTCAGTTGGATCAGGTAAGCTTACCCCGAACTTAAAACGTATAATCTCTTCACCACAAAAAGGACATTCATCTAAGCCATCGTTAACAAAGCTATATATAATCTCTTTAATCTGTGCTGACAATGCACTCTCACTCATGCTATGAAAGCATCCAGCTATTACATTGATCAACATACTAGCTTCTTCACTTTTCATTTGGTTTATTAATCGCTCGCTTGAACATCATCGTTGCAACTCTAGCATAGTGCAAGCCATGCTCATATGATTTGGTATTCATTAATAGATTGTTCTTTACTTCCTCTACGCCTTTAAGAAATTCTTTCTCAAGGGCTGTGAGTCTGCGACAAGCTGCTTTCTGTTCGCGGCTTGTTGGGCCAGCATCTGGATCTACTGCTTCCATCTTAATCTCCTTTAGGTCTTGCGACCGCTCTTACTGCTGCCATGAATCCTTCTTGAAAATGCGTCTTAGCAATAGACAACCATCGTCTATCACATGGGAAATCTTTGTAGTCTGGATTGTTTAAGAAATCATTCACAAATGTAATCAAATCTATTTCGCGGCTTTTGAAAATATTAATCATTTCAATTTGTTCAGGAGTTTGTTCTACGTATCCTATGATTGGGGCTTTCTCACAGTCACTCATGTTCATTCCTTCGGTTGTTTGTGTGCGGTTCTACGTTGGTTGCGTGTGCTTGGTGGCATAGGCTTAATCATTCTCGGATGAGTTTGTTTAAACTTTTCTAGAGCATCACGCTTAGCTCTATCTGCTTCTGTCTTTGGGGAAGCCATCATCTTTCCTCAATGCTAATACAATCTGCATTACTATATTTAATATTTAATAATTCAATAGCAATATTCTTTAAAATAATCTGTGAATTTGGATGGCCTAACGCATGTTCAAGTTTAATACCTGGTTCATTCTCGACGCAAAGCTGAGCAACCATAGAGCCTATGACACTAATCAATACGCTAATCATTAGGTTGACTTGACGGAATTGATCTGGAACGCTGTCTAATTCATCCTCTAAAACATTCTTAACTTTCTTGGTAATAGCATGAATTATTCTACCTCTTTCATCTATTGCGCCTTTCTTACTTGTCATTCTTTGCCCTCTCTAACTTAGCCTTGATAGCTTCTAATGCTGCTCGGCCTTTATACTTTGCACTCTTATACAATGGCCTGTTAATAATCTTTTTAGTTTCCCATTCATTAGGATTGGGATATGTTCTTTGTATCATTACTTACTCGGTGGCGTATATATAACCGTAGGCATAGCATTGTGTGTTTCTGTTGGCTTGCCTAAGCGTTGCCAGAAGTTAAACGCTAACATACTTGCTACTAATAGCCATATCATTATTGCTAATAAATCTTTCATTCTTTCTCTATTGCCCCACAGGTGACAGTTTAACTCCGACCAAGAATTAATTTATCTATGGGGCCATTAAGTGTTGCATATAGTTATTGATTAGTCAATGGTTATGTTAAACTGAGCAGCCATCTCTTTACGCGATGATTCTATAAATTCTCGTACTTTGCTTATATCATCTCGCATATAAAAACCTTTAGATATATGACAGTTTTGATACCATGTAATAACACGAATCATTTTATTGCCGTGTAAATCTGTATCGGCTTTTATTTCGGTATAAAATGACGGAATTGGACATTGTAAAAGCTCTGTATC